TATGTTTAGTAGGATTTACAATATGGCAATGCAATACTATATGCGGATTGTGGCGTTGAATACTTTTTAACAGTGTAACTGCCCAATCATCGTAATATGATTGGTCACATCCTATAAGAATATTATACTGATGCATCTTCCATTCCTGCACACCGCAGTTTAATTACATTATTGATAGAGAAACCCTTTGAGTCAAGACCTTTAAGTAAGCCTAACCATTTGTTGCGCAACAGTGCAAACTCATTAATAATCTTTTCGTAGTCAACTACATCTGCTTCGCCGTCGACATATTTTTCTACATCACGACTACTCAGAGCACGTTGATAGTTTTCGAGATATTTCTTAAAATATGAGCTACGCAACCTACGTAGCTCAATATTTAAGTAGTGTAGGATTGCTTCAATCTCTTGAAGCTGATTAAAACGTTGTTCAACGATACCGGGCATTTCTGCCGCGGCACGTTCAACATTGCCTTTGAGCTTTACATCAAGTCGACCTTGTATCAGCTCATCTTCAAAGAACTGTACAGCACTCGGTATCTTAGATATGTCTCGCGATACTTCGCTATACCATCCCATTACTCATCCCACTCTTCTTCGTCGTCATCGACATTGTCCAAGTCTAGATAGTAGCTGATAGCGTCATCTAAAGGAGCATCAGTGCCGATGACTTCTTTGAAAGTCTCATCACTGACACCATAGTCTGCTAATAGATCAACAAACTTTTCAGCTACTAGTTCCATTTGCTTCTTGTCTACATACTCTTTAAACATCGTCCAGATGTCACTGATGTGTTCTTCATTCATTTGCAGTTGCTTCCTCAATTTGATCGTCGGTTGCTTCTTCTAAGTTAACTTTATCGGTATTTACCACAGGCTTCATCTTCTCGTTATATTCCATCATGATCTGATCAAGTTTGCCGCCAATCATCCATGCCTTGCGACTGCTCAAAATTTCATCGCCTGCTAGATTAGTATACCTGAGTCGATTACCTTGCTTAACTAACAAGTTCTTCTTCTCAAACAATTCAACTAGCCCGCTATAAGGATTCATACCAGTTTCATAAGGAATCTTCACTTGCACACCTTCAAACGGTTTTGCATAACGAGTCTTCATTACTTTACAACCAGCACGTATACCCATAACTTCTGAGATCTTATTACCGTCTTCGTCTTCTTTTAACTTCATCTTTTTCATTGCAACAACAATACTTGATGCATAGATAAAGCCTGCGCCACCACTAATTTTATCATCTGGGTCAAACATATCTTGCGATGCGTATGTGTGGTTAGTACATACTAGTCCAACGTTCAATGAGCCAATCATGTTAACTGTGTTACGAACAAGTGAAGTCAATGCCTTAGGCTTACGACCCATATCACCTTTCATATCACCTTTGTTAAACTGATCAACGTCAGTAGGTGTTAGCAACATACCCAACGAATCAACTACAAACAATACTTTAGGACGATCTGCTTCATCCATTGCACGATAGTCATTAACAAATGTTGAGATAGTTTTTGCTACATCATCAATCATTGACATGTTTAGCTTGAGCAACTTCTCTGGGCTTGTGTCTACTTGCAATGCCTGCAACCAGCTCTCGTCAAGTGCATTCTCTGTGTCAATTAGTACTACAAAGATGTCTTGATCCTGTGCGTGTTTTACAATGTTGCCAGCGCAGAAATAACTCTTACCTGCTCCTGATTCACCTGCAAACACAGTAACCTTACCTAGTGGAACACCTTTGTGAAAGTCTCCTGAGATAAGATAGTTTAGTGCATATGATCCTGTACTGATCCAATCAGTAGGATCGTTAAATCCAGTACTCATGCCTGAGATACTTTTAGTCAAGTCCTTGCGGAACTTACTAACGTCAAATGACTTAGCCATTAAATTCTCCTATTAAAGCTGTAATAAGTAGGGGAAGTTACTCCCCTACTTTGCAGGTAGTTACGCCTGACGTGAGCGGATCATTGCTAGAATGTCGCTTGCGCCGCCGCCGGCCGCTGGTGCCGCCTCTGCCGCTGGTGCCGCAATAGCTGCTTCAGCTACTTTAACATCTGCTTCAAAAGGTGCTGCTTCTACTGCTGGAGCACTTTGGCTAGTTGCAGTTGCGCCTGCACTTGCTGCTTTTTGTGGGTCGCCTGTACGTGCTTGCATGCCACTTGGACGGAAGTACTGACTCCAACGATCTGCATCGTATGCTTCACCGTCTACTGACGCTTCAAACATCTCTTGCATTACTTTTACAGCAGTTGCGTCTGGCTTCTTAGGAAGGAAGTCTGACAAGTTAAACAAACCGTGTGTGTTAATTGCAGCCATTTCTTCATCGTTCAATGGACGATCTCTACGTGCCCAATTACTTGTGCCGTAGTCTGCATAACCACCTTTACTAGTTTTGTTTAAACGGAAGTCTACACCAGCAGTATAATCTGTTGGTAATTCTTCCATGTCTGGATCCATTAATGCTGCCTTAATGATCTGGAAGATCTGTGGGCCAATAATGAATCTACGGATTGGATTCTCCGGTGCTTGGTCGTCTGCGATAGGATTATCGTTTACGAACCCTTGGAATACGTATGAACGCTTTTTCCAATACTTACGGCCCATGTCTTCAAGACTTGCGTCTTTAAACCAACCGCGTACTTCTGCAAGGATACCACAGTTTTCGCCGTACATTTCCATACAAGGAACTTGTACTTGTACTGGACGAGATGCTGTGTCTCCTTTAACACCTGCGAACGGAAGTTTGATCATCAAACGTTCTGCCCAGAAGAAAGTGTTATCTGTGTTGCCATCTGGAAGGAAACGCATCGTTGCGTTTTCGCCTTCTTTAATATTCCAAAATGGGTAAATTGGGTTTGGACCTTGATTCTGTCCGCCGCCTGATGAGCGTTGTTCTTGCTCTTTAAGTTTAGCTCTGATTTCTGCTAATGATGCCATAATTATATGCCTCTTTCGTTGTTATTGCCTAAATGTTGTAGCATTATTGCTACAAGTGCCTTTTAATGTTACAGCACAGTTATTATTATATAACAGATACTGAACAATGTCAAGTCTTTTTTTAAAGAAAAAGAAATAAAACTTATAAGTGGGTTAGCGTAGTCCTGCTAACTCACGAATTCTGTCATGCTCGCCTGTGTCTGGTGCTTCCATTTGCTGTGGTTGTGTTTGCATTTGAATCTCTTCAAACTTTGCAGTTACTTGTTCAATAAACTGTTTAGCAGGATTGATGTACTCTTCACCGTAGTCTTTTTCAACCATAGTTAGTACTGCTGTTTCGCCTTTTGGAAATGCTCCATTCTCACGATCAAAGTAACTAAGGATGAACTCGCCTAATGGTGTCTTTTGTTCTTTTTCTTCATGACCGTCATCTTTGCTCATTGAACCGTCTTTATCAATCTTAACGTCCATAGTGTCGTCATCGCCTTCATTCATGTCATCCCACATTGCAGATGCTTCTTCTTCGCCGTAGTCGCTATACTTGTTCATGAACTCTTCTTTGTCCATATCTTGAGCATCGTCAGTCATTTCGCGTTTAAACTGTCCTTCTCCAAACTGGCCCATCATTTCTTCAAAGCCCTGCTCTAGCTGTGCATCCTCTGGTACGCATTTGTTTACACGCTTGCCTTTGTTCTTTCCAGTACCTTTTTGTGTACCAGCTTTTTTGTAACCATCCCAGCACTTGTCTGGTCCTGCTACTTCTTCTAACTCTTCTGGTCCTAATGATTTCGCTTTGCTTGCTTCACTTACTAGGTTATAAATGTATGGAAATACATCTGCTAGTTCTTCGTTGAACTGCTTAATAGTAAGTTGGTCAATCCAATTCTCTGCAACGTCTGTAGGTACATCTTCCATCATTGGCTTAGCATATGCTGCAAATGTTTCTGCATAAAACTTTGGCTTTTGTAAGCTCTCGATTGTTTTCTTAACTGTACTAATACGTTCTTTAACTGCGTCAACATATCCTGATAGGCTTTCTGCCATTACAGCACTACGACCCATATAGTTGTTGAACTTGCGTAATTTGCTCATTTCTTCTGATAAGCCTACAATGTGTCCGCCGAACTCATCATGCGGTTTGCCGCCTTCTGCTACGTGACGTGCCATTGCTCTTGCGCCACTTAGGTGTTTGAACGGATATATAAAACGTTCGCCTTCTGCGCTTTCAATATAAATTTTGCCAATGCTGCGTGTACGCCCTGCTGCACTTTCTTGATTAACACCTTCTGTGTGCTTAATTACAATACGTGCTTCGCCTATCTTTTGGTAGCTAATACGACTAGTACCATATAGTTTTGATTCGTTCATGTTCTCGTCCTCAGGGGGTTTCGCCAAGAATTTATAATCTCTTTTATTTAAATTTGACTTTGTAATGTCTCTTACACTATAATCTAACATACGCTTTTTACTAAAAATGCGTAGTTCTTTTAGAAAATCATACCACGCTTCTCGTGTCATTTCGTCTTGATCTTCCATAAAGTCTTTACTGTATATAACAGTTAAGCCGTCATCTTCGTCGATGGCAACACTTACTTTGCCAAGTCCGTTATAATCAAAATCAAAGAAACGTGCCATAGTTGGCTCATTTGTAACTGTTCCTTGTTCGTCACCGATAGTAACTTCTGGAAATCTTCCTCTAATCTTGTTAAAAAGGTCTTCACCTATTGTATCAAATTCTTGCATAATGTATTTATCTACCTAGTTAAAAGTTACTGCTTATAAAGATGGGCATAGGTGCTTCGTAATCTTCTATGTCTTCAGCTTGTGTAAAGGTACTATATATTCTTGGATCCCAATCTTTAAGTACTGCCATCATTCTAAGCGCAAGTAATGTTGCGCTTACTAGGTCATCGCTGCCGCCAGACTTTGCTTGGTAACTACTGCCTGTTGCAACAAACGCTTTGAGCTCACTAATAAGAGTCTTGCTTCTAATCTTCATCTTATCGTTTTCTATCATAGTTTTAAGTCTACTACACGCTGTAATCTTAGTACCGTGTGTAGTGTTAAATCCTTTGCGGAACTTTCTTACGTGTCCCTTACGCATTGGCTCACTTACAAATAATCCTGGTATATTTTCTTCACCGAAGTCGTTAATAACAAGTAAACATGCTTCGCCAATGCCATTGTTTTCAACACTCCAATATATGCCGTTGGCATTGTTAGTTTCTTGTTGTAAGTATTTGCATATGTCAGCAAGTACTCGTATTTGTCCTGGTATAGCAGTTGTGTTATGTTGCCACTCTGCTACTTGTTCGTAACTAGGCAGTTCAAACACTTGTATAGCTGCGTTATCGCCTCCTGTTCCCATACTAGGGTCAAGTGCTACTGCATATGTATATTGCGCTGTAGGCTTCTTATACCAGCGTGTTTGGCCCATGTTAAGCATAGGAGCTACACCTTCCATAACAGCAAGTTTAATACTATTAATTAGTGTTTCGTCAAATACAAGGAATTCACAATTAGAACTTAATACATTATTCGTATAATATTTATGGCCATTAGCAACATCTATTAAATCGTAAACAGGTTCACTGTATCCTAACTCGATTTTATTAAGTATTTTTATATTACCTTCTGTCGTATATACAGTGTCGCCTATTATAAGCGACTCTGCTGTTTTATAGTTGTCTATATCAACATAAAATTTGTGAGTATACGTACATTCTACATATGCTCCGAGCTCAAATTCTAATCTAAGCAAGGGTTTAATCCCCATCATACTTACTCCTGCAAAATCTTCAAACCCTGTAGGTGTTAGTACTTTATATTTTTTTGTGTTTTCTTTAAAAACTTTCATTAGTTAAAGCCTTATACGAATATTTATTTTCAAAAATCCAAACTTCGTAATTGTATCCTTTGTCAATTACTGCTTGCCGTTTTTTAAGATTATTTAACAATCTAGAAATATACTTTTCTGCGCCATTGCCGTCCCACCACCACTGGCTTTTAACTTCAATTATTCTGTTTTCTTTAGGTATGTATATATCTGGATAATATTTATGTTTATGCTTGTTAACATTAACGTATTCAAATACTTCAATTGAGTAGTTCGAATAATCATCGTGTACTACAACTTCAGATTCTTGATAATTTAAATCTCTAAACAATATGTCTAATGCATACGGTTCATGTCCTCTTACGCCAACGGATTTTCCACTCGGCAATATATAATCTTTAACGGAAGCATTTCCTTTATTAATCTTACTAGGGTTAGACTTCAATAATAACACATTCTCAACACCGTATCTTTCCAAGTTAGTTTTTCTTCGCTGAATATTGCTTTTGTTCTTTTGTTCAACAGTTCGACTGATTCTACTTAAACTAGCTTGTCGGCTGTTATTGTACTTTTCGTTGCCATACTTTTCAAGCTTAGTTTTTCTTGATTTTGCTTTTTGAGTTTCTAATTTAGCCCCCCAATCAACGCCATAGTTTTCCTTAAATGTTTCTTTTGACTTTGCAAGTTGTAGTTTCTTTTGCTCGTCTGTGCGTGTACTTGCTGCACGTTGTTTATTTAATCTGTCTGTTTCTTGTTGCTCAGCTGTCCAGTTTTGCTTTGTATTAGATATAGATATTCCAACACATTGTGGTGCTCCGCAACTGTTAGCATAAGTTTCTGTTTTTTGATAAAATGTAAGAGCATTACCACACCGACACTTAGGACTAGTTTTGGAAACATATGTTTCGTAATATTCTTGATAAGTTAACTCGTGCTTTCTCAAATGACGGGTAAACTGTCCATTTGTTTTACAGTACCGGGTATTATCTATTTTTGATTTTATATATGTTGCACTCACAATATTCTCCGCTAAATTGTTGTTATGCAATTATTTATCTATCATTTTAAACAACTCGCCAATGGCGAGTTTAAATTCATTTCCAGTAGAATCTTGTAATATTAATTCTGTGTGGTGTTGCACACAACCGTACTCACGTCGGAACTTCTCTTCACCAATACGTCCAACTTCTTCTACTTTCCATGCTTCGTCACGATCTGGATGTTCACTCCAATGTGATATAAAGCTATGGAAACCGTTTGAACCTAGTTCTTGTTCATTGCCGTGGTCGTCAAACTTATTTTCTGCTTGTTTCCAAATGGTTGCAAAGGTATCTTCATCCGAGTTTGGTGTGCTTGTAATAATAGCACGACCACCTGTTGCTAGTGTAGGAGATATTGAAGTCCAAAATTCTTCAGCAATGTTGGGTTGCACAAATGCAAACTCATCACAGTATAGCAACGAGATACTCATACCACGTCCTGTGTTGCCTGTTGTTGTTTGTGCTACAATACGCGAACCATTTTCAAATTCAATCGATTGTTTGTTATAACTTGTAACACCTGCACGTATATGATCAGGACAACTTTCATACACAAAGCGTATACGTGACATAATCTCTTGTGCGCCTGTATATTTGTGTGCAGCAACTAGAATAGTTTGATCTGGTACAAACATTGCATACCATGCTAGATAGATACTAGCACACGTAGTCTTACCTGTTTGTCTAGGCATCATATTAATGTTAAAGCGATAGCTGTGATAACTATACATTAATCCTAACTGATACTCGTAAGGATCGTACAACAGTTTACCTTTTACAGGATGCTGAATATAAGCAAACTTTTTAGCAAAGTACAAGTATCCTTCATCTTGATCCATACAGGCTACTAAGTCTTCAACCTGCTCGTTGGTATATGTTTCTTGTCTGTTTGCCTTCTTTATTAAGACGCCGTCTAATGATGCTGCCATATTAGTACTTATCCTATTATATTGTCGTAGTATCCAATGTCGAACCTAAGGTCAAATAGTTTGCGCCTATCTTGTTGGATTAAAATATGTGTAGGTGCAGCGTGTTTACCGTATCTAGGCTCGCTCCACAACCACTCGTATTCTAAACTAACATCTAGTTTACTACAAAGTTTCTTTAAACGCCTACGATTATAGTTGGGTACAATGTAAACAATAGCTTGGTTGTTTTCTAAGTGTTCCCACTCTCCGCGCCATTTTGTAACTTTAATTTCGCCCTTTTTCCATGCTGCTGCACTCCAAGGACATACAGGCTTTATACTATCGAAGTATGCTTCCCAATTAATATCGTCTTTTACCATACAGCTATTTACTCAAGCAAATAGGTCCCTAAGGACCTATCTGGTTAGTGCATCTAATTATTAAGACTTACTATTTGCCACGTCCACGTCCAGCCGTTAGCTTGGTCTTCTTGCCACGTCCACGGCCTTCAGCAGCCATTTCTTCTTTTTTCAAAAATGCTGGCTTGTCATCTTTAGTGCCTTTTTTACCATCTTTGCCTGCATCCATTGGCATCTTGCCTGATTTAGATTTACCTTTAGCAGGTGCTTTACCTTTTTTCTTGTCTTGGTATGCTTTTAATGCTGCTGGTAGTTCACCTTCAGACATTTTCTTTTCAGTTAATGCTGCATACAATGCTGCTTTAATGTTTTCAATAGCCATTGGATTGTCGCCACCTGCTGTTGCTGGGTGTGATTTCTTTTGCTTGTGTAAGTCATCGCCATCTGGGATAACAGCACTTAAATCGCTATACTGTTCGTCTGGCTCATTAGCGTAGTCGCCTGCTGCTTCTACTTCCATTTCTTCTGGAGCAGATACACCTGAAAGCTGTGCTATTCTTGCAAGCTCATTTTGGCTGTCCATATTCTTGCCTTTAACTTTAATAGTGTAAGTACCTTCACTGGACATATCTTCAGTTTCTGCTTCATTCATAGAATTCCAATGCTCTTCACATTCTGCTCTGTCCATGCCTTGTGCCATGTACTTTTCACAAAAATCTTCTTTGTCCATACCTTCAGCATCGTCTATCATTGCATTTTTAACAGCGCCTTCGTCCATGTCATCTTCGCCATCCATTTCGTTAGCATATGATTCGTCTTCGCCGCCGTCTAAATCTGCAACCGCAGGAAGATTCATTTTGTCGTCATCGTGATCATGTTCTGGCTTGCCCATAATGCCTGACAAACGTTCCATATCCATACGTGGTGACATCATTGCGTCTGCTGCCGGAGCTGCATCGCCTAGTCCTGCGTTCTTCATCATATCTAACAAATCAGCTACATGTTCTTTGCCGCTTGCATTCATTGATACGTTTACTGTTACTGGATTACCTTTGTCCATCTCTGGTGCAGGTGGAGCCATTCCCATGGGGCCTTCGGCCATTCCACATTCTTCGATGTGATCCATTGATTCAATTAATTTCTTCATATTCATAATTTCAGCCTCCTACAACTGCTTTAGTATTTTCTGTGTCACCAATGTCTGTTGACTCTCCAACCGGAGCGCCTTCAGCACCACTGTGTTCATTTTCTTTACGCACAGTTTCTAGTTCTTTTAAAAGACTCATTATTCTTTCGCCGCCTACATGAACTTGCGCTCCTGGATCAGCTTCCCCCATGTCTTCTTTAGTTAACATAGCTTCGTATGGTGCATCGTCTTTAATATCTTGATACTCTTCTCTAGGATCGCCTAAATTTCGCACAATAACATATGCTTGATCAATGTTACAGCAATTACCAATGTATGCTTGTAATACTTGCGGTGTGGTTGGGTATTCGACACCAAGTTCAAAGTATGTAACTTCCATATTTGTTAACTGCGGAAAGTCTAGTGGACGTTCTTGTATTGGTGTTTTCTTACCGGAAGTTAGATTACTAGCTCCATACTTCTTAAGTATTGTTTCTAGTGTGTCTTCAAAGCCTTCTGGTAAAGGCCCTGCTACACCAATTTTAAATTCATAAGTCTTTTTAGACTCTGTTAGTACTGTTGTAAATGATCTCATTGCGCAATGATCCCTGTTCTATATGTATTATTTATCTTTATCCAAGCCTTTGAGCTTTTCTAAAAGGCTATTTCTATCAGTAACAACATATCCAGCGCCGTTGACTATATCGCCTTCGCCGCTTACTTTGCCGTCATTATCCTGCTTTTGCTTTTTAAGTTGTAGCTCAACTACTTTTAATTTATTATTAAGTTTAGCTACTTTAGCATCTAAACTAGTTTTAAGCAGTCCGCCAGCAGTTTCAAATACTCTGCCACTATAACGACTTTCTACATTCATACCTAAATCCATTAGATCATCGTATGCTTGCATTGCTTTGTCAGCAATCTCATTAAGCTCGTCGTCTGCCATTTTACCTAAGCCTTTTATAGCAGGTAATGCACTAGCAATTTTATCAAACTCTTCTATGTCACGGAATGTTTCAACTACATTTGCCATTTCATGCTTTGCTTGCTCTGCTTCTTGAAATTGTGCTTCTTTTATAATTTCTTTTGAGTCAGGTAAATTTAGTAGGTCTTCTAATTTTTTAGTCATTTAAACTTTCCATTATATGCTACTATTATTTATCTTTTCCTTCCTTGATGGAATATATCATCTTCAGTAACAATACGGAATAGTATTCCTTTTTGTTTACACCATGCCCTTGCAGCTTCCCACTTGGCTTGATTTACTACATAATGTGCTTGATTGTGTTTGCTATTACCAAGGCGTTCTCGCATTGCTTGATTAGCAGGTTTAACTTCAATTAGTTCTACACGCTTTTTAGTGCTTTTATCTGCATATGAAATAAAGAAGTCAGGCACATAAACAGTTTGTTTACCGGTCAGTGGGTTGCGGTAAGGTATACGTACAGCTTCACTTGCCCATTGTTCTATTGCAGGATGTTCGTCGCAGAACTTCATAAAAGTAAATTCCCAACCTGAACGGTATGTAGGAACTTTATTACCTATGTATTTTTCTGGATTTTTTAGATTAAATTTACCTTGAGCAAATCGACCCATATCATATCACTACGTTGCGTTGTTCAAATAATTCAAACTGTGACGATTCATCTCTAAATCCTAATACACTAGTTTTTTCTCTATTAAAGTTAAGTATTTGTGCAACGATAAGACTTAGTTGTACGTCAGTTACACCTTTAAGTGTATCTATTAATTGCTGTACATTTAAGTCATCAATTTTAGCTTGTTGTAATAATACACTTGCTGTATTAATTGCAGCAGTTTTATCAAAGCCTCTTTTAAGAAAATAACCAATAACAGCATCAACTTCGCTAGGATTATAACTAATTTCTAAATTATAAAAGTTATTAAAAAATTCTGTAGTTATGTCTTTGTTTTCCATAATTAAGTTCCGTATCCTAGATCAGTTAGTGCATTTGATGCAATTTGTGTTAAATTCTGATCGCCTTGTGCAATTTGAGATCTTAAATCTGATTCGTATGCTGCTTTTACTGACGGCGTTGCACTATTGTAATCAGCCATTGTAGTATTAGGCAATGCTCCGCTATTAATTAATGCAGGCATTACTTGACTTGCAACTGCGGGTATTGATAGTAGTGAATTAATAGTAGTCGGTGACATCATTCTACCATTGTTTGACGCAGATGTCGAAGGAGTTACATTGTTTTGTGGATCAGGTACTGGTAGTTTATTTTGTGATAAAACGTTAGATACTATGCCGCCTATTACACCAGTTGCAACTTGTTTAAGAATATTTTTACTTGGACTATTTTTATTTCCAAACGCTTTGTTTAGTAGTGCCGATGTTCCTAATCCAACTAGTGCAGGAATTAACCCTTTGCTTAAATCTGCATCGCTATTCATAGCATTATCTAAATATCCGTGTGGGCTCGGAGTTGTATCATATCCTATACTTTGATCTGCCATTCCAGCTGGAGTGTCACCGCCAACGGTGCCGCTAGTATATTGCACAGCTTCGTATGCAACATTAATTGTGTTTTCATTAAAGTCGCTGGATCCGCTTTCGACAGATCCGTGATCCCATGCAGTTAGCAGTGGATTAACTAATGTGTATGCCACCCATTTTCTACGTGATAATTGATAGATTGTAATACTGTTAAAGAATGGTTTAGTTTTGCCTGTATTCATTCCGTAGTTTGGAACCCTAGCAAAATATTTATCACGAGATCCAAAAGCGCCATTTGCTGCTGGATTAAGTGGTGTTCCGGTAATAGTGTTAGCATCTTGGAAATAATATTTATAGTAGTCTTCTAATAATGCTCTAGTAACGCCAGTATTATCATCGTGAAATGCAATTCTACAATCTTCGTAATCAACTCTAGTTTGTACGTTCTTTTTACGATTGTATTGTTGCTTATTTTCTACGCTTGCTCTAAAACTTGGCAGGTCAGCACTCTTAACAAGTACGCCTATTTCTTTTTGGAATTTAAATGTATTTGATACTTCGCCCAACCCTATTTCGGGATTAGGAATAAAATTAACATGATACATAAACTTTGTTTTAGGTGTAAACGCAAAGTTATTTTGTGTGTAAATTTGGTTCGCATGACGTGCGTCACGCAAATGTGTTTCTGACTCAAGGTTGAATAGGAATGCATCTTTAAAACTCATACTAATATTTATCCTTATGCATTATCTGGGTATATAAAAGAAAAGCGAAGACTGAATTACCAATCTCCGCTCCTTATAGAAAATACCAACCTTAACTAATTGTATTAAACAGTAGTTCCGCCGATAGCTGAATTTACTGCTCTTGTAACTGCTTCGCCGATGCCTTCGAACGACTCGTCTGATCCAAACTGGATAGCGTTGTCATAACGAATACTTAGCGTAGTTGTTACTGCTTCGTTAGTAGCATAAGCTAGTGAGTTATAGTTTGCTGATTCTAAATAACAACCAACTAATTGGAAGCGGTCAATTACGTTTGCTCCATTAGCACCGTTGCCACCGTCTAGTATTTCAATTCTAGTTTGGAACTTGTAAGTACCACTTGATACTGCGCTTGACTGCTCGAAGAAATCGAACTGCTTTTGTAGCTGCTGTCCAACAACTTTTTGTACGTTGTTGTTTGCATCTTCGCGTAGTGTTAATGTAATTGGTTCCCATGTGTGCTTACCTGCAAGATATGTTCTTGAGTTATAAGCGTCAATAGTCATTTGCTCAAAACTAACGTTTGGACGAGTTACGTCTACTACTTGTCTTGAAACTTCTCTAGTACCATCTGGTCCGCCAGTAGTACCAAAACCATCTAGTAATACTCTAAAGCGATACTGTAACTTAGGCATCAATAATGATGAGTTTGATCCAGCACCTTCTGTAGGTACACTGATATTTTGTAATGTTGTAATTGGCATTCGTTATTCTCCTGTACAGTATTTATGCTTAAACAAGTGGGGAACTTTCCCCACTCATTATATGCGCATATTAACCTAGTGCTGCAATTTCGCCTGTGTTCTTAATTCTAAGCGGTATGTATATAAACTCAATAGCTTTTACTGGTTCAATAGCAATATCTAAGTATAACTCATTACGGTCTATTCTTGCTGGTGTGTTGTTACTTTCATCACACACAACTAGGAAGTCGTAAAGTGCTCTTAGTGCTACTAATTCTAGTAATAGCGCATCAGCTGCTGCTTTAACTTGATCTCTTGTGATCTTGTCATTTGGCTCAAACAAGTATGGCTTGGCTAACAACTCTAGCTGTCCACGTAAGTATACAGTTAGACGTGCTACGTTAACACGATCCAATGCACTTGCGTTTCTTGCACGAGTCTTTTGTCCAAATACTACAAGTCCTGCACCACTAATGAATGTGATCGGATTAATTGCATTTGAATAAAGTGTATCACGCTGTCCAGTGTTTAATGCTACTGACTTAAATTCGCCTTCACTAGTAATATAACCTGAACTTGTAGCATTACTTACACCACCACGTCGTGTTCCTGCTGGTGCAAACCAAGGGAAAGCAACCTGATCGTTTAGTATAATAGTACGTAGTGCCATATGACTTGGTGGAACAACAATGTTGTTTCCTGCGTTGTCACTTGTAAAGCCCGAACCGTAGTACATAGCCATGTATTCATCAAAGCTAACTGCGCCGTCGTCGTTATCTTCTAGTGCTAGTTTAACGTTAGTTGCCCATTCATTTAATGAAGTTGCATCTGGTGTTAAACGGAATGGTGTATCACCAACAACAAAGCCTGTTAGACGTCTGTCATAGTTTAGTGTGATCATTTCACCAATTAGCTCTGGATAACCAGGAGCAGCTAACAAGTTAAACTGACGACTTTCTTCGTCACGTATATCTTGGTTGTCATTAACAAGTGCTTGTAGTGCTTGTACAACACTCTTACGCTGTGCATGACGTCCGAAGCTACCTGAACCGTCTTCTTGGTTACCTGAATCAGTAACCCAACGATGTGGATAGTAGTCTTCCATTGGTTCATCCCCAAATGCAGTATTCAACGCAGTAATGTCAACATAATTGCGCTCGAAACGCTTAACATTAAATCCACTTCTACGCAAGTTCCATAGCAGCATACCTTTTGGATACAGTGCAGGATCTGGAGCGTCTGGATCTAAGTAATCACTTTCTAGCAATTCGCCGATTGTTGCACTTGGTGCGTCATCAATTGTTCCGCCTGTGTCGCCATAGCGTGCATCTGCAAACAATACTCCATTTTCTGTGGTTTGATCAGCTTTGTCAAGTAAAATCCATTCGCTTAATGTAGCGTTATATCTATAGATAGCTGGATAGTTTTCAACATCTGCTGTACTAACCCAAATATCGCCTTCTACAAGCGCATCTACGCCGTTTGATTGATTTGTAGGCGCTGTTGCTGCAACCTGCGGGCCTTCGGGGTTTGTGTCGCTGTAAGGACTGTTTGCATGATTTAGTCCAACCCAGCCGTTTTCGCCTGCGTGCACCATGATATCAACTTCATCAGTAACACTGTTGTACCATAATTGCTTGCTTGTTGCTAAACTTAATGGAACTGTTCCTGATGCTGTATATACTAGTGGCTTCCAGTTTGAAGCTACTAAACCAGCGTCGCCTGGACCAACATACAAGTTAGCTACTGTTGCTGCTGCAAAACCAAATCCTGCTAGACCACTGTCTGTGTCGACAAACTCAATCTCACCGCCTAGTTTATGCTGAATTACAACTTTGTTAGTTGCATCAACTAATGCTACAACGTTAACTAAGCCTTTAGCATTAATTGCTGCTGCTAGTAATTCTGCATCTGCACTTGAGTCAGCTGTTGTAACACTTACTGTTACAGGTGCTGTCATTGCTAGTGTGTTAGCTTTTGATTCTGATACTGTAAATGTATATGTAGCTGCTGCAACGCCTGCTGCACCAATTACTGCGCCAGTTACGCTAGTTGCGCCTGCTGCTGCTCTTGAATAAACTTTGTAGTTTCCAATTGGGTTAGCAAGCTCGTCTACATTAACTTTTGCATAAAGTGCGCCAGCTAGTAAATTTGCACCGTTACCTGTTTTATCAAGTCCATATAGTGCAAGTGCTGGAGTAGTGTAAATTGGAGTAGTTACACTTGACCATAGCTGTGTAGCTGTACTATAAGCTTTAACACTTAGTTTTGCTCCGCCATTTGGAGTAGTTGTTTTAATCCAAACACTTCCTGTTGGTGCTGAACTTGTATCTGCTGTTTTAAATGCAGGAACTGCTGTATGTGCTGCTGCTTCTATTCTAGCCGAACTGTATGTGCCTGCTGTTAGACCTAACGCTGCTAATAATGCTGTGCCAGTTCCGTCTGCTATTGTAATGTTGCCGTCTGCTGTGCCGGCGCCTGCTCCGTCACTATCACTAGTAGCATCTGCATAAAATTCAATAGAACCATCAACTTGTGCCGCTGTAACGCCTGCAATACCTGCTGCGTTAACAATTGCAACGTATTGTGCAATAGTTGTTTCAGCTCCAGTAAATGGAACATCAGTAGTGTTAATAGTAATTGAATGACTACCCGCGCCGTTTGCTGTTAGATTTGGATTTGTTGTTGTCCCGCGTATCGCAGACCAACTTGCTTTCCATGCATTGCTACCTACTTCTACCCAAGTACCTGTATTAGTTACTCGTTGAGTAGTTGTTCCGTAGCCTGCTGTTTTGAAATACAAACGGTTCATTGTGTCGTTAGCGTCTATTGCATAATCGCCAATTGCACCAATTGATGCTTTTGGAGCTCCGCCAGCTACATTACCAACTAAGTCAGTTACTACTGTAAGTACTGTTGGGGCTTTTGCAGTAAATGCTTGTCCGCCTACAACTTGTACACTAGCGCCATTCCATTGTAGGATACCGTAGTTACTAGTTGAAGTATCAAACCAATGTGCGCCGTTTAGAGGCTCGCCGCCTGGTGCTGTTGCACTTGCAGTAAGTTCTGATGTGTCTAAATCTGCACGAACAACATATGCACGATTTGAAACGCCTAATGCAGAATAAGCAGTTTGTAAACCGTATTCATTAAGCTCTCCGCCGTGGATCATATTGCCATTGCTGTCACTGTAAAATAATGGATCGCCAAATGTCTCACCAAGCTCTCGCTGACTAGTGATCAAATATGGGTTGCCCGCATTTGCTTTTATTGTACCTGCTGCTGTTCCTGTGCCGCTACTTTTAGTTTTATTACTAGCTGTAGCAACAAAGATCATAGGTACCGTTCCAGCGGCTGATGGTGTGTAGAAGCTTTCATCAATTACGTTGACTTGTACTCCTGGTGATACTAATGCCATGTTGTTTCTCCTGTTGGATGGTAGTGTTCTCTATACAGTATTTATTACATTCGGAATAAAACACCTATCGAATACCTCCGAAAAAGGTACCAAAAAGGTGAGCTAAATACAATATGAGACCTTTATGCATATGCGGACAACATCCTGCGGCAATAAACTACCGCAAGGATGGCAAAACTTATTATAGAAAGAAGTGTGAACGTTGTTTACGTAATGGAGTGAGTCACGGAGTTCCGTTATGGAAGCAACGTGGATATGAAAAGAAAAGTGGCTGCGAAAAGTGCGGTTTTAAATCAAAGCACACTGAACAGTTTAATGTATTTCATATCGATGGCGATTTAAAAAATTGCCGACATAATAACTTAAAAACAATATGTGCCAACTGTCAGCGTATAACACAAAAAGAAGGGGTACGTTGGAAACAGGGAGATTTAACTCCTGACTTCTAAATGACTCATTAACTGATCTAAGTTAAACTTTAAATCTTCTAATGAGCCATTGTTGTCAATTGTAAAGTCAGACATCCATTGCTCTAAGCTCATTGAGTCGGTAGATTCAGCTTCTAGATGTATACTGCGATCAACCCATATACAGTAATCAAATACACCAGTATTTTGCATTGCAAAGAATTCACGCTTGTTGCGTAGCCCACAATAGATATCGTAAGCTTCAAACATCTCTCTGCCTAGAGTCGCTGCATCAGGAACATTATAATCACAAATAGCATTATACCATTCTGCTCTGTGATTATGCCTGTCAGCATAACACTCTTCCTCATTAGCATATCCATACTTTTCCTTTAGATCATTGTATATAAATTGTAGACTACAAAACTTTGAACTACTTTCAAAAGTGTATCCGTAATGGTCACGTAGCATTTCACACACAGTATCTTTACCATGTCGGCCATGGCCAATTACTAATAACTTGGGTTTTATCATCTAAATCTCCTAATGTTTAAATACATTATACATTAAAAATTAAGTGATGTCAACCGTTAATCGTAGTGTCCGCCTAGTACAGCAACAGTTGCTACTTCGTCATTTAAGATTTCTGCTTCTCTTGCTTCGTAAGCTGCATTAAAGCCTTCTTCGTGGATATAACTTTCGTTATTACCCCAAAGTCTTTTAAAATATGAATGGTAGGTTTTTTCGACATCTTCATCGGACCAACTTAGATCACAAAGGTGACCTTTGACTATCCAATTAAGTCTATTGGCTTCTTTTCTTACATACGGTGAACACATTGGACTCTCCCTGCTGTATTAGTATTTACAACAAGAGTAGAATGTTAGCGTAAACTTTGGTAGTTTTTAGCCGATTGTAAAGCCATAGCCTGTACCGCCCGCGACGGCCATTGCTACTTCGACTTCTAGCTTTTCCATTTCAGTCTGTGCTTCTGCTTTAAGTGTATCGCCATTTAGTGTTGATCCGCCTTGTGGACCAGCAATAGTAGCAAACTTTGAACGTGCTTCGCCTAGCATATATTTACAACTAGCTAATGTATAATCTTTAATCCATTGTACTGCTAGGTAGTCACTTAGCAATTCACTGTCTGGACGATAGTTATAGCAGTAAAGCAATAGTTCTTCTTCTGCTCTAGGACGCTGTAGTAGTGTAAGTTTTTTACTTGTGTTATTCCATTTAAATTCTATAAATGATCCAAACATTCTGCCTACTAGTTCTTGGTGTTGTGCAAACATATCGTATGTTGCTAGTCCGCCTAGCTTTGATCCTGATAGCAAATATGTGTTTGTGTATGCAGCGTTAAACGGTTCAAACACACTACCACTTGAACCACTACCTGCACGTGAACCAATACTACTGCGATATAATTTTCGAACTTCCATTATTTCATTTGGTAATACATAATCGTTTTGATCTATAACAGTTGTTAAAAACATATAGCTTTCTTCAACTGCATGGTCACTTCGCATTCTATAACGTGTTAATGCTTTTGTTAAGCCAGTTTGATAATGTATAGGATCAAGTTCAACATCAACCATGCCTCCGCCGAGGAATGTGTTAACATAATCGTATACTTCTTGTTTCTGTGTCGCTAATGTCATTATGAAGTTCTCCATTAGTATTTATCGTTCACGATAAATATGTATAACAATAGGAGAATGATTATCCCTCGCTTATCACTATACAAACCGGAACGCGGTAATGATTATTATTTCTTGGACAAACAGATCCTAGAAATGTTTACTATCGGCGGTACCGACATCAACATCCATAAGTTTCTTGGGGCAGAGAATCCTGCTGAAGGTTCAGGTACTGCTGATCAGCCTACGTATGATGCTGTAAAAGAAACTAATATACAAGACTTGCTATTTTTAGAAAATAGAGACAGAAAGTACGACCCAGACGTATATACAATGCGTGGCATTTATAATATTCAAGACATTGACTTTGATTTGTCTCAGTTTGGATTATTCCTAAGTAATGATACATTAATGTTAACTATACATATGAATAGTTCAGTTAAAGCATTAGGTAGAAAGATTATGAGCGGCGATGTAGTTGAGTTGCCGCACTTAAAAGACGAATATGCCCTTAATGATTATAGTGTTGCACTTAAACGCTTTTACGTTGTAGAAGATGTTAATCGTGCAGCAGAAGGTTTTAGTCAAACTTGGTTTCCTCACTTATATCGCTTAAAACTAAAGCAAATATACGATGGACAAGAATACGCGGAAATACTTGACTTGCCAGCAGAAGACGGCACTGATAATACACTACGTGATTTACTGTCAACGTATGAAAAAGAAATGCAAATTTCTAATGCTGTAGTTGCACAAGCAGAATCTGATGCACCTAAGAGTGGCTATGATATAAGTCATTATTACTCTATTGCTACAAATGCCGACGGCAGTGTTGCATTACAATCTGTAGACGATACAGACATAGATGTAAGCAATCTATTAGGTGTTGACGCGGTTAATGCCAAACCTGATAGAGAAGGTTACTCAGGTTACTTAGTAGGCACTGGGGATGTTGCACCTAATGGTGCGCCTTTTGGCTTTGGCATACAGTTTCCAACTAACAACGAAGACGGCGACTTTTTCTTACGCACAGACTTTTTACCAAATAGAATGTTCCGATATGACGGCGCACGTTGGGTTAAAGTACAAGACGATATTAGAATGTCACTAAGTAATACACTTGAAAGACAAACCCAGAAGTCTAGCTTTATTAACAATACTAAAACTAGTACCATCGATGGCGAAACAGTCACTGAAAGGCAAAGTCTTTCTAAAGCACTTAAACCAAGAGCGGATAATACATAATGCACATATATAAATGGACACAAAAAGAAACTGGTAAGTGCTACATTGGACAATCTATTCAAGAGCCTAATCAACGTAGATTAGAACATCTTTGTAATGCTAGACATAGCCC